GTTGACACATAAGATTCATATTCACATTTAGTGATAATAAAAGAATCATCACCCTGTATGCACAAAGCAAAGGGTGGACACGATATGTCAAAAGGTGGTAGGAGCTTCCATAATGTGTACACTGCTTTGAGTGCATTCATTAAAGAATTTGCTGAACTAGTGTGAGGGTCGCCAGTGTTACGGCTTCCAATTCGATCATATTTCAGACCAAAAGTGGAAAACCCCTTAACACGGATGCAATCCTTTAGTTCCATAACTACCTCCAATGGTAGTCCTACCCAGGTAAAAAACTCGTGTTCCCACTCTAAAGCTGGAGCTGAAACATGTGCGTCTTGTCGAGATTCATCTGACAAGATTTTAAGACATGAATCAAAATTCACGCCAATTCTAGCACATTGTTCCAAAGTCCAATCAGATATATCATCAGCTGTGGTTCCACTGGTGTATAAAATCCAGTGATGTTTGTCCCAGCATTTACCCAATGCTTTTGAAAATCCATAAATAGGAGTTCCAAAGTAAGCATTGAATCGATCAGTTGCTCCAGAAATGCATCTGACCTGATAATCTTCAGTGTGGTTCGCTAATTCAGTTTTAATAAAAGTTTTACGATATTTGTCAGTACGATTTAAGTCCCGCATTCTTAGATCGTACTTGGCTAATTTGTGTTGTTCTTGGCGATTTTTACTAAAATTGCCTCGCTCTTCATTCCAGTACTTAAAAGTGAATGTGTCTAAGGAGAAGAGGGGGAACAAATGGTGAAAGAATGGTTTCAAGGATGTCCACAGAGGAGTCCACGATCCAGGTTTAACTGACTGCTTGAGTTGTCGACACACAATTGCGTTGAACTCGTTGGCTGCACTAACGACTGGATTTTGGGGTGGATGATCTGTGAGGATGATGCCTGAAGGGTACACTGACTCTCTAGTTGTTCGTTCTGGTAGAGGTTGTCGAGCAAGGCCTTTGTCCTTGCCCAGCCAGGTTTGTGATTCGTTCGTGGTGAATTTATAGCCGTCACCGGGCTTATATTTTGGGTGAAAGACGTTTGTTCCAGGAGGGAGCCACGGTAATTCAACAGATCCTGTGTCGGGAACGGTGTCAGTGGTGGCTGTGTATCCGAATAGGCCAATCGCAGCATTGACAGGACCATCAGACATATGAACACGCTTAAAATAAGGGTGCCCAAGTTGGTCGTCGAGACTGTAGCTGCTGTCTGAGCCTGTGAGTTTAAACGTTCGTTAATAATCGCGGCTTCGCCTTGAAAATATTCGCGAAAGTTTACATCAGGTGTACTAGTTGATCCAAAGAACCCTGTGTCTTTCTTATAAAAACAACCACAAAATAAGAAATTGAACAAACGCTTCACATTACGTTTGCTTTTCTGTACAAAAGTCAGCTCGGTCGCTGCTTGGTTTTCAATTTCTTGTAGTGATTGAGTTTGTAGTTCTTTAGAGCGGGTTATAGCTGCTAAATGAACTTGAGATATGGTAGTAGCGGATACGATACCTCGCTGATTACAGTATTGACGCACTGTCGATACTTGTTTCTTCATTACATCTTTACCAGAGTTAGGCGACCATAAGTAGTTGGCTGCTACAGCCTCTACGAGATCGTCTGGTATTTCAGATGTTGGTCCTGTTTCGAC